GGAGTGAAAGATAAGGCATTCTTTTTGTTTAGGCTGTCGAAAATTTATGCGTAAGATGAGAATCCCTCAGGTTTTTACGTTGATCCGCGGCTTTTTCGGGATTCTCCGAAGCATGTCCGGCTTATAAACGAATAAAAGCTGCAACTTGTTCAGTTACAGCTTTTTATTCTTGCACGGGAAGAGAGGCTCGAACTCTATGGAAACTTTGTCCGTTCTTCCCGATTCTGAAATCCAAGCTGTTACGTTTTCGAATCGTGTGGTTATTTTATATTGTTTGTCCCGAATCCGTCCGGCTGTTAGTGGAGTTAACCAGTTGATTCATTTGTTCTAAGAGCTGAATCCTTTTATCTTTTTCTTCAAGCAGACGTTCCAGCAAAGCAATTTTTTCTTTGTATCGCTGCTCATTATCTCCATGGGCAGATGGACAAGACTTGAAAGGCTTCTCCCGATCAAAGAACACATCCATCGACACCCCGAAAAAGTCTGCCACTTTCTCCAGACGCTTCACGGTGGGATTCCCGTTGACAATCTGAGCTAAAGAAGCATTGGCTTCAGTACCAAGGTATCTTAAAAGCTCCTTGTTTGTAACCTTCTTATCTAACAATAATTGTTTGATAACATTACCATTATACATCGTATTGTCATTTTTATCTCTTTCAAAAAATATATCTATAGATACGTTGAAAAAATCTGCAATCTTCTCTAATGTATTGCAGTTAGGAATGTTCGTTCCTTTTATTATATTATCAAGGGTTGCTTTTTGTATATCAGCAAAACGATAAACATCAGCTTTCTTAACTCTTCTCTCTGTTATTAATTGTTCTATGATATATCCTTTGAACATATCTGGTTTTATTTCTCTTTCATAAGAATTTGTATCGTTCTCTCTTTTTCGGCTAGTAACTCTTTAAGGTATACTATTTCTTTCTCATATTCATTAATGCTAATATTACCATTAACTTTGTTATAGTTTCCTGTTATATTATGCCCAATATTATGTGAAGATTGTTTTTCTCTCTCGAAGAAGTAGTCCATTGGAACATTAAAATAGTCAGCAATTCGTTCTAATTTAATGCAACCTAACTCAGATCCTCTTTTTAGTACATTGTCTAGTGTTTGTACCGCAATATCCACTGATTCGCAAAACTCTTTTTTGGATATTCTTTGTTCATCGATCAGTGATGCTATTCTTTCAGGTTTAAACATGATAATTTAATTGTAATAGTTCTAAATAATATATTATTATGTAAATTGGTTACACAATAATGTATAACTAATCATATTATTATGTATGTTTGCACTATAAAATTAATAATTAAATCAATAGCAAATAATATAATCATCTAAAAAGTAACAGAAATGGTAATATCTAACTATTATTTATCTCTATCGGGTAAAGTGAAAAGTAAGTTCATTCAGGATGTGATTGAATTGTGCGACATATCCTACCCTTCTTTTTTCTACAAGATGAGAAATGATTCCTGGACTAAACTTGAACGAGAAGCGATAGAGAAGTTTATCCAACAAAAAAATGAAAAATCAAATTGAGTTCTACAACACGCCATCAGGCTATGTGATGTGTGATGACGGGAACTATACAACTCGGCTATCAGAATCCAGTCGGGAAGTGGTGGATGATTTGCTGGATATTATACGGGAATGTTATATCGATGCATACCGCGCACTTGAACAATGTTATTTCAAGTCAAGCAAAAATCCAAGGTTCCAAAAATTTAAAATGGTGAATCGGTTCATACGATGTAATTGTGGAGAATTGGATACTCAAAAGATAGATTTTATTGATGGGAATATCAATATCGAGCAAGTACATTGTCCTCTTAGAGGTTCTGGTGACTGTCAGTATGAGAATGTGATATGCAACCCGAGACGTACATCGGTTCTTACCGTCAGACAACTACAAATAGCAGCTGCACTGGCCGAAGGACTTTCCCCACAGGAGATATCAGACAGATTGTATATCTCAATCCATACGGTACACAATACCATACAGGCCATTAAGGTCAAGCTAAACCTCAAGAATACAAGTCAAATTATTACCTGGTATAACAATTTGGATTTATGATAGATACTTTATTAATAGCTATTGTAATGGTTACAGATACCACTACAATGGAAACAAAGTTCCAGTCTGCTTTTCGTGATGTAGATATTGTATTTAAAGTCAGACAAATGGTATATGAAGAATCAAAGAAACAGAGTAAAATATACTGGTTCCCAGTTAAAGTTTTCGAGAAAAAGGAGGATTGACTATGACTAAAAAAGATTTTATAAAGAAATTCCCCGATATAAAGGTGCAGCAGTTTGAAACTGAATATGTACTTAGCAAACATGAAATCATGGATATTGTTGAACAGGCTACAAAGTCTATGAATATGGGTCTAGTCTATTATGAGCATAGGGGATGCAACATAACAGTTTTCACTTCAGACAAGATGAAAGCCGAGCTTGCCAAGATGGTACTAGGCTTCCAGGTTACAGATCCGAACACGAATGAAGAAGGTATAATTACTTCAGATAAACCGTTTTTAATGGGTGGTCAATACTGCGTGAATATAGATTTCCCCAGCGATTCCGGTGCTTATAGTTGTGAATATTTTATTGATTGAGTTATGACAAAGAAAAAGGATGTTGTTGCAGTTAATAATCTTAAGTATATCAAGAAACGTAGAATGCAGAAGTTCCAAGCACGTAAGATTATGAGATTTTTCAGAGAATACGGAGCTGATCCATTGTGGGTTAATTCTATTGTAAAGGTTTTAAAAGTTTTGCATAATAATTGAGGTCATGGTATGCATTTGTTTCGAATAATCTAAGGGAATTATTATGGTATGGAAAAAATTAGTTTTTACTGTTCTAAAAAGGCGGTTGATAAATTAAAAAAGAGAATAGAAGAAGGTTATCCTGATAATTGTTTGCGTATCGTAAAAATTGAGGATCATCCTATAGAGAAGGATATATCTGTATTTACTGTAGAATATTATCATCCTGAGATGTTAATACATCTTGGTGCAGATAAAATGATTGCCCAAATGGATATATAAAATATGAAAGAAGGAGATTTAATCATAGTATCTGCTGAAGCCACAGGCTTGGGTGAACCAATGGAAGCCGTCATAGACAAGATCGAAATATTCATGAAACAAACCCTTGTCACGGTTACTTATACTCAACCTAACACTTTATCCGGTTTCGGTGGTTGCTTTGCGGATGTACATATAACATTAAAAGAAATTTGAATTATGACCAGAAAAAAAGATATAGTAAAATTGAATAAACTGCACCTGATAAAACGTAGAAGGATGCAAAAGTTTCATGCTCGGAAATATATTAGACTATGCAAGAACTATGGAGGAGACCAAAAATCAATACGATATCTTCAAATGTTTGTGTCAATTAAATATTTAAATCTCGATTCTGAATTAAGAAAATTTGTTGGTACTTATAAAATCAGGTTTCAATAAAAAACAAAAGAAAACTATGATTACAAAAATAAAAGTGACGCTAAATAACGGCATCACCAGATATCTTAATCTGGGTGTTAAGAACATAGAAAAAGTGGATAAAAACAGACGGTTGTTCATCCAACTATGTGATGGAGATGCTATCACAAATGTGCGCAGCGAAGGTGTTTTCACAGAGGCTCACGAATTATGCCTGAACATGGCCGATAAGCCTGTCTGTTTTTGTGTACCTGATTACAGGATATTCGGTTGGTGTTATGCTGATTAGTTAGTGTATTATGGGAAACATGAAACTTCACAAAATGGAAGAATGGGAATCTGTCCTCCATACAAAACAGATTGAGCATGTCTATTATACATCCGATATGCTGGTACGCAAAGTGACCGGGTACATCATTGTCAGCCGTAAGTCGCTAAGTAATGGAGCCATTAAAAATATCGTGCGAAGAAAGCGTGTGCGATGGGACGGCTTTGGCCGGTGTTACAACATTAACAACAACACACGTCTGCGCGATCACGATATACACTTCTAATCTATCTTTTATTTACCCGGCAAATACATGATATTTGCCGGTACCCTAAACACTCTAAAACATGATTTCTAATTCAGACATAGAAAAGATCCTCGACCGTGCGGATATTGTCGACGTGGTCGGACAGTTTGTCCAACTGCAACGCGCCGGAGTACGGTATAAGGCTTGTTGCCCGTTCCACCAGGAAGACACCCCTTCCTTCATGGTGGACCAGGCACGCGGTCTGTGGTACTGCTTCGGGGCCTGTCACGAAGGAGGCAACGTCATTAAGTTTGTCGAGAAAATCAACAACCTGAATTTTCCCGAAGCATGCCACTGGCTGGCAGATAAATACGGTATCGAGATTGAGGATAAAAAAGAGCAGAAGAATCCGGATGAGATAAAAGAGGCCCGGAAACGCGCGTCTATGTTTGCCATCAACGAGTTTGCTTCTCATTTCTTTCTTCATAACCTCAAAAAACCGGAAGCTGACGCTGCGTCTGCAAAAATCAAACAGAGGTGGGGCGAACAATACCCTCAGGAACAGGGTATCGGCTACGCACTCCCTTCCTGGTCTGCTTTTGCAGACGCAGCCATCAAGGCCGGATATTCGATCGACCTGATGGTGGAGTGCGGACTGATCCGGAAACGTAAGGACGGTGACGGATACTATGACTTCTATCGTGATCGCATCATGATACCCATCCGCGACCGGTTCCGGAACATCATCGGATGGACGGCCCGCGACATGAGCGAAGTGGACGGTACTCCCAAATACCTGAATTCCTGTCAAAGCGACATCTACGACAAGTCGGACAGTATATTTGGTATTGACAATGCCATCAGGCAGGCTGCCAAAGAAGAAAAGTTCTACTGTGTAGAAGGCGCCCCCGACGTGATGCGTCTGCAGTCCATTGGTATCAACAATACCATCGCCTCACTGGGTGCTGCTTGGACAAAGAAACAGTTCTACCAGATTAAAAGATATGCCACTTCCCTCTGTTTTCTTCCGGACGCGGACGCTGTGAAGCCCGGCGAACAGTATGGTACCGGGATAGCAGCTGTAATCAAGTCCGGTCAGCTGGCCATGGAGTGCGGTTTTTCCGTGTCGGTTAAGGAAATTCCGTGTGGCGAAGGCAACACCAAGAATGATCCGGATTCTTACTGTACCAGCCGCACTAAGTTCAAGGACCTGGAAGAAGTGGACTACATCACCTGGTATGCCGGATATGCGTTCAAGGCCGACGGTACCACCGAAGATAAGAGCGCAGCTGTCACCAGGATTGCCAAGATGGTGGCAATGGTTGGTGACGAAGTCAAAGAACAGATGTATCTGGAGCAGCTGAAGAAAATCTACAATCACAAGAACCTTTGGATTACGGCCATCAACCGGGAGAAAAAAAAGATCTCAGAATCCAAGGCTGATAAGACACAGACCATCAACCGGGATCTGCTGGCCAAGTATGGTTTCTTCGAGTCCAACAACTGCTACTATTCCACCAACGAGGGAAAGGAGTTCCAATGGTCGAACTTCGTGATGCTGCCCATGTTCCACATCAAAGACTCACTCAATCCGAAGCGACTGTACCGCATCAAGAACCAGAACCGTCAGGAGGAAATTGTGGAAATGAAGCAGGAGGATCTGGTGTCGTTATCCAAGTTCAAACAGAAGGTCGAAGGACTTGGTAACTACATCTGGCTGGCCACCGAAAAGGAAATGACTCGGCTGAAGATGTACCTGTACGAGCAGACGGAGACGGCAGTCGAAATTACCCAGCTGGGATGGAACCGCAAGGGCTTTTATGCGTTTGGCAACGGGGTGTTTGACACCGAGTGGCATCCGGTCGATGAATACGGTATTGTCCGCCTGGGTGACAAAGGCAACTACTACCTTCCGGCCTCCAGCCTGATTTACCGTGACGACGACAAGTTATTCCAGTTTGAACGGCGGTTTGTACACCTGAACTACTCTTCCATCAGTCTGAAGGAATACTTCACCAAACTGGTAAGGGTATTCGGTGATAATGCCAAGGTAGGAATCTGTTTCCTGCTGGCCACATTGTTTCGTGACATTATCACCGGATACACCAAGAGTTTTCCTATTTTGAACCTGTTTGGTCCGAAAGGTTCTGGTAAGTCCGAACTCGGCCACAGTCTGATGGCACTGTTTATCATCGAGAACATCCCGCCTAACATTCAGAATGCAACTATCCCGGCACTGGCCGACCTGGTGGCGCAGTGTGCCAACGCCCTGGTGCATATAGATGAATTCAAGAATAACATTGACATCGACAAACGTGAATACCTCAAGGGACTTTGGGACGGCGCCGGCCGGTCACGTATGAACATGGACCGGGACAAGAAACGGGAAATAACTGCTGTGGATTCTGGTGTGATTCTTTCCGGTCAGGAGATGGCAACCGCCGACATTGCTCTGTTCAGCCGACTCATATTCCTAACTTTTGCCAAATCAGAGTTCACAGAAGAGGAGAAGCGTCGATACAACGAACTTGTGGAGATTCGCAAGCGGGGACTTACACATCTGACGCTGCAGATACTCCGCCATCGGGCGCGGATGGAGCAGCAGTTCATCAGCAACTATCATACCTGCCTGTCCGATGTACTTGAAACACTTGGATCTGAAAAGGTCGAAGATCGAATCCTGCGTAACTGGATCATACCGCTGGCCGCGTTCCGAACCCTTGAAGGGGTATTGGACATTCCATTTCCGTATCAGGATATCCGTAGGGTGACACTTGATGGCATAATTCGACAAAATGCAGAATGTAAGAGTAACAACGAGCTGGCTAACTTCTGGAACGTGGTATCCTACCTGCAACAAGATGGTGAGATCTTCATCGAGGGGGATTACCGCATTGAATACCTGAACCGGTTTAAGAGCAGTCTGATTAAGATAGAGCAGGTGTATCAGGAGCCGAAATCTATCCTGATGATGCGTAAGAACCGTATCTTCATGCTGTACAAGAAGTTTGGTAAGCAGGTCGGTGATTCCATTCTTCCTGAAGGTTCTTTGATGTACTATCTGGAGAACTCAAAGGAATACATGGGCAAAAAGAACTCGGTTCGCTTCAAGAACATCCAGCACGGTATTGAGGTTCAGAAGATGGAAACGACACCGACTGGTGGCGTATCTTATAAGAAAACATCGACACCCGATGTGGCACTTTGTTTTGATTACCGCATGATCCGGGAGACATATAATATTAATCTTGAGGTAGAGGTAGAAGGTAGAGAAACTGAAGAAGAAGATTTAGATTAAGTAAATAGTTTTAGAGTTGTAGAAGGCGTGGCGTCGTGAGGACGCTGCGCCTTTTTTTGTGTGTCCGAGGGAGCATTCTTCCTTTTCATATGGGGTGAAAAAGGCTTCTACACTTTCTACACATTCTACAATGTTAAAAATGAGGTGTTTATATATTATACAATACTTCTACAAACCTTCTACAAAATTCTACAAAAATCCGTTTTTGTTAAAACCTTCTACAAAAGACTTCAATTTCTACATGATTTCTACAATTGTAGAAAGTAGATAATTATTTAAATGGTTGATATTCAATATAATTATGAATCTGTAGAAAATGTAGAAGGTGTAGAAGGCGAAATGTGTGTCATATTTCAGATGCTACTTTCCATTTTTATAGAAATATAAATTCCTAAAAAGTAATATATATATTATCTTTGTGGTAGATAATACATTCATTATGAGCCACATCGTTTTTTATATCAAACTGGAACCTTATTTGAAACAATGGCTGCACAACAGTCTGGGCAATCCTGTAGTGTTTCCTCCGCAAAGCAACGAGAACGCTGTCATCCGAAGATTCCTCCGGAAGCGTCCCCCGGAGATTTCTCCGGAAATGGCAGCTGAAGATCTGACGGCCATCGTCATTCCCGATAGTAAAGCCAAACCTCCCCAGTATTACAACTACCTGGGCAAAAAAGCCAAGGCAGCTGTAAAGGAAACCATCGAAGACCTGTTTCGGACTAACCTTTGGAATGAGATGAGTGACCTGACTCGCCGGGACTGTGGACTGAACAAGACTATCGCTGCCTGGTGTGAGATGCACGGTATCGACGACGACTATTCAGAGACTGTACGGCAGAAATACTACCGTATGAGAACGAATTATAGCCGGAGAGGTATTTTTTTAGGTTCTTTAACTCGGAAACGCTCGGACGAGTAGCCCTATTTTGTACAGATCCGAACAACACCGAACACACGTAATCTAATCACGAAAATATGGTACATTTGATTCAAAACATCAAAAAGGTTGAATGCATCGAAGCCTATCACCTTCAGCATTCAGACATTATAGCTGACCGCGGTGTCTGGCTGAATGTGTTCCAACAATTCAGTCCAATCTCTACCGTCGGACTGAGTTCGGTCGAGATTTCAGACAAAATCGAGAATAAACAACGCATTTTTACGACCAAACTTACCATGTTCCGCACAACAAAACTATTGCCAGGTGCAAAAAAACTGTGTTTCCGTGTGACGACCGTCACCGGGTCCCGCTTTCTGATCGGATGTGCTGACAAGCCTTATCCGGTTATTCAGAACGAGGAGACTTTTCCTTCTGCAGCCGGCGGAAAGTCTGGCGTAACGGTTACTGTTACCTTAACTTCCCTCATTCCAATGCTTGCCATATTGGATTAAGGTCTTTTTATGCTATATATATAAGGTATAATATTGCGTAGACTAATTTTCGACAGTATGGATTATAGTATTAGTATTGATTCACACATTGGTCCATGGGGTTATTCGAAGAATTATATCCGCAGCCAGATGTCAGGCTTGAAAAACAAGCCTGTCAATGTGCGTGTATCGTCTCTCGGTGGCTCGGTGGATGATGCGCTTGATATCCGGCAGCAGTTCCTCGACCATGGGAATGTGACCTGCTATCTTTTCGGTTATGTAGCCAGTGCTGCGACCATACTGGCTACGGGTGCCAGAAAGACCTGTATGTCCCGGTATGCATTCTATCTTATTCATAAGGTTTCGAACTGGGTGGATGCCTGGGGCAATTACAATGCCGACCAGATTCAGCAGCTTATCGATGATCTGAAGGCAAACAAGCTGGAGAATGACAAGATGGATCTGGTACTGGCCAATCTCTACGCAAATAAGTGCAGGAAAAAGGTGGATGACATTCTTCCAATTCTGAAAGAAGGTCGCTGGCTTACCGCAAGCGAAGCACTTGAATACGGATTCATAGATGAAATCGTAGAAGACGGCACGAAACTGAATTTCGACGATGCCATGAAGACCCGTTTCAATATGTTCCATCTGCCCGCATTACCTGCGGTGGAGAACAGGACTGCAAATCCGGATGAAGAAAACGCACCTGGCTGGTTCAATAACTTCGTGAATAAATTCCTCAAACCTCAGGTACAAAAAGAAGAGCATACAAATGCTTTACAGGCACAAAATAAAACACTCAATCATTCAACAGTACAAATGAAAAAGGATTATCAGAAAGTCAATTCCATCTTGAAAATCGAGGGTGTGGAAGTTGACAGGGAGGGTAAGGTTACACTTACCGAAGATCAGGTCAAGGCCCTCAATGACCGAATCACCAGTCTGGAACAGGAATCTTCTGATAAAGACAGTCAGATTTCCGATCTGAAGAAGCAGAATGAGAACCTGCTAAAGAATGATGCTGAAGATACCGCTCACATCAATGGCGATGAAGGTGAGGATGACGAAATCGAAAAGCTCAACACGGCACAGGCAATGTTTAACGACGTAAAAGACTTGTTATAATATGGCAGACACAACAGGACACGTAAAAATTACGGATGAGCAGCTGGCTAAGTCGGCTGTTCGTTATCGGAAGGAATTACTGATGATGCCGGTTCTGGCATTGGGTACGACATTACAGCACATGACGCAGAGACCGGGCGTTCGCGGTAAAGAAGTAGTAGGAGAGATGTCTGGCGACATTGAACTGGGACCTTATGACGAAGGCCGTGAAGATACCGATGGAGTAGGTATTGATCCGCGTACATTGGAAACCTTCCTCGGTAGCGTTGTGAAGAAATTTTCTCCAAACTCAGTATGGCAGACTGTATATGGTAATCTGATTACGAAAGGAGAGGCATTGAAAAATGTAGATATTGCCCGTCAGGTACTGGCATTCCTGACTGCTAAAATGGGTAGTAATCTGAATGCTTCTATCTGGAATGCGAAACGTAATGACAGCGGTACCAAGACTAAGGAACTTTTCAATGGCTTTGATACCATTACCAAAACTGAAAAAGATGCTTCCAAAATCTCGGCTGAATTGGGTAATATGTTCACTATAGAAGCAATCAGTAAGGATAACGCTGTTGATGTATTGAAGCAGTTCTACCGTGCAGCAGATCCGGTGTTGCGTGAAACGCAGACCAAACTGTACATTCCGCAAGGCGTTTATGACAATTACGTAGACGATTACCAGGCTACCGTAGGTCATGTCCCTTATAATACCAGTTTCGAAAAGACTGTTCTTGAAGGTTCAAATGGGCGTTGTGAACTGGTTCCGCTGGCGAACAAGGCCGGTTCACCGTTCATTCACCTGTCTACAAGAAGTAATATGCTTGTTGGTTTCGGTAATGGTGCGGATGCAGAAAATATCACAATCGAAAAGCATCATGCATTCAAACTGGATTACATTGCTACAATGTACTTTGGTACAGAGTTCGAATCAATTTCTAAAGAGCGTCTGCTGGTGGGTACTATTGATGGTACTACTCCGGTTGTCGCTGGGATAGGAGGGTAAATTATGGCAGTAGATTGTGCAAGTAAGGGGATGTATGAATCCCTTTCCTGGTGTCCGGGACAGACTTCGACGCCTGGTATCAGACGTAAAGTATATTTTATTCCGAAAAGTTGGATTGAAAAATGGCCCGCTCTGCCGGCGATTGACGGTGCAGAGAGTATGGCTGCTTTGGCTACTTACGATGGTGATTTCGTTCTGGCTGCAGATAAGAAGTGGCAATATCTGGAGTTGTTGACCACTAAATCCAACATCTCTTCTGAGTCACAGGGAGAGAAACCATCGAAGACCATTCTTAACAAAGCGACATTGGTTCATGCCGGTACAGACGAAGAAGCTTCAGGATTTTGCCGTCAGGCCAATATAGATGAGCTGATTTTCCTTTGCCAGCAGCGTAACGGTAAGTTTCGTGTCGTAGGTTCTGAAGCTTTTGATCCGGATGTAACCATTTCTCAGACTTCCGGCGAAGGTGAAACCGGTACTGCAGGAACCACTCTTGAGGCACAATGCACGGACATTTGCCCGTCACCGTTCTACACGGGAAAGATCGAAACAGAAGATGGCGACATTTCCGGTGCTGATGGCAGTGCCATTTTGCCGGGTGGATAATCTTTAAAGAGGTTTGATTATGTTTATAGATGAACAATTAACCATAGACATGCAAGGCTGGCTCAATATGGAGCCGGCCGAACGTGACCTGATGAAAGGAGCGGAAATGGTGCTCAAGCTGACCCGTAACCGCATCCTTTATCAGAATATTTCCCACAATCCGAAAAAGTTTGCGAGCAAGATTGAATATGAGCTGAAAAAGTACCTGGCCATCCGACTGGACCGCAAGACGATTCAAGACGTGGTCAAGATGGACAAAGAGCTGGTTCCGGCCGTAGCTGAAACCCTGTCTACCTTCCAGCCTGAACTCAGTTCCGATGACGATTCACCTCAGGAAGCTGCCATCGCGAAGGGTAAGCGTGTGGATCATGATTCACTACCCGAAGAAATCCGTCAGCTTTGGGAAGACAACAAAGACATCTACTTTCGCTTGAAGCAGACTTTTGAAACTTTGAAAACCATGAGGGATGCTCTTCCGTGCGACAGATACGAATACCTGAAGCAACTGGAAGAGCTGGATGCCAGATATCGGGATAACATGAACAGGTACGACCATTTCAATCCGGAAACTCAAGGTACCGGCGGTGTAGAAGGTGAATCACCTGAAGACCCCGCTGAAATGGCCAAAAAAGTCAGTGCAGCCCGCGGTTACCTGTCAGACAATAAGAAGAAACTGGCAGAGCTGAAGGAATCCGGTGATCAGGATAAGTACGAAAAGCTGCTGGCTAAGGTACAGCAGAGATACGATTTCCTGATTTCTACCGGCAACAACGTGGGTGAAGATCAGGTAAATGCCTTACGTGAACTGGGACTTAAGGTATGAAGATTGTAAACCGATTGCTGAAGCCGTTATCCGATGTGCCGTTACAGGCGTATCTGGATAACCGGCTTCAGCTTTTTGATGTCCTCGAGTTCATCCTGTCACAGACCGGACCGGCTAAAGTCTACGTGTCCACCTTCTCTACTTCCGAGGAGTTCTTACGCAGGTTGTTCTCGCTCCGGAAACGGAAGCTGATTCTTCACTCCGTCCTGATGGCCGACCTGAAGGCAGCCAGGAAGACTGTAAATCTGTACACCTTTATGTCTTCCGTGTTCGATGATGTGTACCTCACGGAGAATCACTCCAAGGTACTGCTTATAGAGAACGACCGCTGGATGATCACAGTCGTTACCAGTCAGAATCAGACGCGAGGAAACCGGACCGAATGTTCAATGATCACGACACAGCCTGACATCTTCCTAACCTTACGAGACCAGTTTTCCGAAATTATTAATACCCGCAGCATACACCTCAATGGAATTCACTTCAGCACAGATTGACAGAATCAAGGAACTTGCTACGATGCTCACCCCGGTATCAGACATTGCAGTTCTGATGGACGTAGACGAACGCCGTCTGCGAGAAATCATTTCCGACAAGTCCCATCCGGCCAGCATAGCCTACCGCAAAGGGAAAGCTGAGTGCGCTCTTCAGATCCGGCAGAACGAGCTGGAACTGGCTGAAGCCGGAAGTCCGTTGGCTGTGCAGCTTGTCGGATCATATCTGCGTGACATGGATTCCGACGAAGATTTATAACTATGCCATTACCCGCAACGATTGATATTGCAAAAGAAAACCTCTTCGCCTCGGTCGACGAGATGCGGGAGCGTAACATTCCCGAAGTCATCCAGCAGCGTCTGCTCCGGCTTCGGGACATGTATAATTACTGGCTCCAGTACCCGCGCATACGGGAACAGGAAATAGTGCTCGAGCTTCAGAAGCGATACCAGATACAGAAGTCAGCTGCCTACGAAGACATCCGCATCATCAAATACCTGCTGGGTGATTTGAACAAAGCCACCAAGGACTACCATCGTTACCGCTTCATCCAGCGTAACGAAGAGAGTTACGAGATGGCCAAGCGCATGAAGGACGCCCGGGCGATGGCCGCCTGTGACAACTACTACGCCAAGTACATGCAGCTCGACAAGGAAGATGCCAAGGACTTAGGCTACGACAAGATTGTGGTGCAACCCTTCCAGCCGGACAGCGACCCGACGATTATCGGAATTAAACCGATACCGAACATCCGGCAGCGCATTGCGGATAAGATAAAGCAGTACATGAATGAGGATGTCCAGGACATCCAGTTTGAGGATGCCGACTTCAACGAAGACGACATTTTCAACCCTAAAAAATCACAGGAGGCACCCGAACCATGAGAGAATACTTCCATGACACCCAGCAGCAGGTCCTATTCACCCCGGCAAAAGACATAGTGCTTTGTGCCGGACGTGGTTGGGGGAAAGGTCCGATTCATGCCGCCATCAACCTGCGCAACATGCAGCGCATGCCAGGCAGTATCACCGGATTTGTGGCGGCTAACTGTAAGCGTGCCCTCACCAATACCATCCCCTCCATGTTGATCCACTGGCAACGTTGGGGCTTCAAGCGCGATGTACACTGGACTATCGGCAAGAAACCGCCGAAGTCCTGGGGATGGGGTGAACCCATCTTTCAGCCCGACAACTGGGAGAATGTGATTTCCTTCTACAACGGCTCGATAGGTTACATCATCAGCCAGGACCGTTCCGGAACATCCAACTCCTTTTCATTGGATTACCTGGACATCGATGAAGCAAAGTATATCGACTTTGAGCAGCTGAAGGACGAAACTCTTCCGGCAAACCGTGGTAACAAGCAGTATTTCGGCCATCACTACTTCCACCATGGCATGCTGATTACCTCCGACATGCCGGTCACGAAGAAAGGCTCCTGGTTCCTGGACTATGAAAAGAAATGCGATCCGGAGCTGATTGAGGTGATCCAGGCAACAGTACATGAAATCTGGCGAACAAAGAAACGAATCCGCGATCTTCAGGCAAAGTCTGAACCAGTTCCTATGTACTTGAAGGACTATCTGCGCACCCTGAACCGTGATGTATGCCGGATGGGTTCTGTTGCAGTCTTGTACCGGGAATTCTCCACGATTGAGAACATGCAGCTGCTGGGAGAAGCATTCATTAATCAGATGAAGCGTGATTTGCCACCGCTTACCTTCCAGACGGCCATTCTCTGCAGACGTATCGGCATCAGTAAGGATGGCTTTTACTCATCGATGACTGAAGGGCATAAGTACAATGCTACCGATTTCAGTTATCTTGACAGTCTGGAATACCAGTTCGATAAGATTAAGGAGCCTTCCTGTCTGATGGATGCAGACCTGGACAGGGATAAGCCTATCTGTATAGCCTTTGACTTTAATGCCAACATCAACTGGCTGGTAGCCGGGCAACCGGACAGGAACAGACTGAAAGTGATAAAGTCTTTCTGGGTGAAGTACGAACGTAAGCTCGAGGCCTTGGTAGATGACTTCTGCAAGTATTACCGCCACCAGCGCCACAAGGAAGTTATCTTCTATTACGACAGTACGGCCCTGGGTTCAAACTATGCAGTCAATGACGAAGACTTCCATTTCGTGGTTGAGCGTGCATTTCAGGATAGAGGCTGGGAGGTACGTTCTGTTTATATAGGTCCCCCGATGAAGCACATCGAGAAGTGGCTGCTCCTCAACCGTATGTTTGCCGGCAAGGCAAAGCTTATCCCATTCTTCAACGAGCAGAACAACGAAGACCTGCTTATCTCTGTGCAGACAGCAGGTGTGTACAACGGTGGCAAGGATAAGCGGGGTGAAAAGCTGGCAGAGACCGAAGAAGACCAGCTTCAGGCGAGAACAGACGGTTCGGATGCATTCGATACGCTGTGTATCGGCTGTGAGCGTTTCCCGCAGATGACATTCGATATGTTTGTGACATCCTCTATGTAGTTTTCAATAAGCTAATTAGATTTTTCTTAATGTAAGCCCTGATGACCGTGCAAGATGGTTGTCGGGGCTGTTTTTTTATGCGTGCGTGGCTGCGTACCGTGCGTGTAGGGAAATGTATCGATACATATTCCGATTTTTTCAAAGGTGCTAATTAGGTTTATGGCGTAGGGCGGTGGGGGGTCGGATTCCCGACGTCCGCATAAAATGCGGTGTTTGGTGGGGGTATTCGTTTGATTATGTGCCGTTTTTGTTTCGGATGGCCGGAAAATCCAAGCAAATCCCTCTGTTTAGGCCTGTTTTTTCGGGCTAATTTGCTGCCATACAACCAGCTGGCGCCCGAAAAGTCCCCATTCCATCGGCAATCGCAGGCTATTTGCTGATGAAATGGGGACTTTTCGGGTTGAAGCGGTAGAAAGACACTCGTTAGTCTTTCTGAATTTGGGTATACTGCTCTTCTGGTCTGCTCTTCGCCCCTTATCTGTTCCTGCGACACTGCGGTTTTCGCTTTTCACTCCACAAAGGTATATCTTCATTTTCACCCGTCTAATTTCCTGTAAAAAATCTCCACCCTCACAGGTTCAGGTCGTATTTCAGGGCACAGCTTTACTTAGGAATTTAGTCTTGAATGAAACTGAACACCTTTTAATGTGGCGTAAAAAGGCGAAACAAACCGTAGCGACAGCGAACGGAATAAAAAAAGCTCAGAGCAGGAAGAGCAGAAAAAAGGCTCATCACCCGAGCTCGGCACCAGAATAAATTTTACGACCATGAAACAATTTACCGGATCTATGCTGAATCAGTGCAGGAAGTACATGTTTTCTTTTTTTGACTATTTGCCTACAAAGTATAAAGCCAGTACAAGAGACTGGCAGATAAGGAATTTCGTCTGGGCTTTCAAGGACGGAAAATGTACGATCCCTGCCGCGAAACTTGTAGCAAAGAAGATCCGTGAACAATTCGGAACCGAAGCCGGGAATATTGTTTTTGCCTGCATTCCGGCCAGCAGTCAGCTTAAAAACGAAATCCGCTATAAGGAGTTCTCAGAAGAAGTTTCAAGGCTGACAGGAGTTGCCAACGCTTATGATCATATCAAGGTGGAAGGGGAACGGCTGGCGGTACATGAAAGCAAATTGGGCAAGCATGTCAATAATGTGCAGATAATCAACTTTGACACAGATTTTTTCAAAGGGAAAAAGGTACTTGTTTTTGACGATGTAATAACTCGGGGTTATTCCTATGCCCGTTTTGCCTGTCATTTGGAAGCGCTGGGAGCTTCCGTTGTCGGCGGTCTGTTTTTAGCTCGAACATTATTTGTATAACCACTTAATAACCCTCATTATGAAAGATTTATTTGAACTTTGTGGCGAGTGCCGTCACTTGAGTGACGCAGAAGTAGTGTATCAAATGACTAATAGCAAGGAAACCAGCAGGCAGGTGAATGCCATGCTGGCAAATGGTAGCAATGTGTCAATAGAAGATATCTGCAATTTGCTGACACCTGCACGCAGGGAAATGGCGCTGGCAGTGATAGAACTATATAAGCGGATCAAGGAACGGAAGAACAACTGCAAAACAATACATACCAGTACAGACGTGTACGAGGTAATGTCCCCCTATATGTCAGATTTAAAAGTCGAGGAATGTTGGGCTGTATTTCTGAATCAGGCCTCCCGTGTAATCAGAAAGCAGCGAATTTCAGTCGGTGGGCTGGCTTCTACGCAGGTAGATGTAAGAGTGATTTTGAAAATAGCCCTTCAGTGTAACGCTACATCCATGATACTTTGCCACAATCACCCATCGGGAAATACGCGCCCAAGTCAGGATGATGACCGCCTGACACATTCTTTGCTGGAAGCAGGGCGGGTAATGAATATCCGTTTGCTTGATCACGTGATAGTATCGGATAGCAATTATTATAGTTATGGGGATGAAGGGCGCTTGTAGGGGCTGCAAAAGGCCGGAACAGAGTTTAGGGCGGTGGGCGGCATAACAACCGCCCGCCGCCCGATTTGCCTTCGCTCTCTGTTTGTCGGCTAATCGGGCGGCGGGTGATAAGGAATTTTATTTTTTACGCCTGGAATCGGCGATAATTTATTGAAAGATATTTATTCTGTGTATTTTTTAGACTAAAATTGATACTATATTTAATTATTATATTTATCTTTGTCATGTTAATAATAGACCATAGAGAATTCTAAATATTTATATGCCAATAATTAAAAATAAGTCAGATGAGAATTATGATGCTGCTGATTTATTAATAGATAATGGAAAACTTACTGCTTCTATTCATTGTTTATATTATGGAGCATATCAAAGAGCAATGTATGCAATGAATAAAAGTGGAATAGGATATAAAGACCAAAAGGACAACTATACAAATTATTGCAGCGATTTAACTGTTAAAAAAAGCAGTTTAAAAAAATTAGGTTCACATGAATATCTCATAAAGGAATGTATTGATTTAATCAAAAGTAAAACACATGATGATACTTTAGTTTGCAAAATGAATAGATTCTTTTTTTATCTAAAAGCTTATAGAAAAAAAGCAGATTATGAAAATGTATCAATAAATGAGAGTGATGTGAAAGACTGTAAACAAAAGGCTGCTTTTTTAAAGAAAACTATTGACGAATTTATAAAAAACAATTTTGTCGTATGAATGTTATTGATTATATAAAGGATTTCTTATGTGATATGTCTGTTAAATATCGCAATACAGATAATATATATAAGTATCAATATTTATATGATACACATTTAGTTGAGGTTTCCCCAAATAGCTTATATAATAATAGCTATTATATGGAAGATGAGCTCAAATTATCTATGGATATTATGAACTTATATGGTGAAACTATTTTGTTTGTATCACCAGAGGATTCGTTGCATGTCGTAGAACCAGAATTTATTGTTTCATGTCATGATAATCAGGTTAAAATAGAATATCAAGACCATAGAACAGAAATTATATTCGAAGAGAAAATTGATGTTAAAACGATATCCTTTTTCCCAAGCAGCTTTAGCATCACTTGTAACAACAATAAATGCGAATCTGATTATAATGGTGATTTTTATAATGAATTATTAAGTTTGGCAGCATAATATGGCAGAACAAATAGCAGCTTTTAGATTTATTGGATATAAAATAGTAGAATCATCTATCAAATATAATCCAGACCTTTCTGATTTTGATAACTTGAGTGTAAATATAAAAAACACAACAGGAATCAATGAAGAAGATTTAAAATTGAAACTTGAATTAGAGCTGGAAGTTAAAAATGAAGCAAATGATTTAAACGTAGTTGTGAAAGCTATTGGAATCTTTGAATTTGATAGTAATTTGCCTGAACAACATAAAGAAATCTTTTTCAATACTTCTGCTCCGGCGATATTATTCCCGTATATCAGAGCTTATATAACATCGTTAACAGCTTTGTCAGGAATACAACCAATTATATTACCTACAATTAACCTATCAGGTAGACGTAGCGATAAAGAAAAATAGAATACAAAAGAAAAGTCTCATTTAGTGAGACTTTTTTTTTCTTAAATTAATCAGTAAAAACATTTTTATATAAGAAAAGTAAAAGTATGAATAAATCTGTTTTTAACTTTAGTTTATTATTCTGGATACTTCTTTTCTTTGTTTGTTCCTTTGCTATATTAACATATATTCCTGACCTTTATCTAGAACAATATCAGACTTCGGCCTATATGGAATCCGGGCAGATTGGAGACATGGTTGGAGGGACAACCAACCCAATAATAGCAATAGGAGCAGCTTTTCTTACATTTTTGGCCTTTTGGATGCAGTATAAGGCAAACAAACAACAAAGAGATGATATTTCACTGGAACGTTTTGAAAGTAATCTGTATGAAATGCTTCATTTACACAGAGAAAATCTTTTCGACTTATCTTGCGGAAGTAGTAGAGGTCGTAACGCTGTTCTTTCACTTTGCTATAAGCTCAAAATTTTATATTATTTGATTGACTCTATTATCGAATTATGGTTGGATGCAGATAAAAAAATGTTTTTATATTATTGTGATAAATATAATTACAGTCATTCGGAAGCTAAAAATATAATAGCTTCTAACTTATTATTTTATGGAGCAAACTTTTCATATTCGTATGATGGTAAATCTAATGAACGAAGATTGTATGATAAATTGAGCCGTGTTATTGAGAACTTTGAATCTGATAGGACTAAAATATCAGATAAGGGATGCTACGATGAACATACCTTTAGTCTCTTGTCCGAAAATATATCTCAGTTCATAAATGAAGAAGTCACTCTAAGCGAAGTAGATAAGATGGTTTTACCAGATTCTCTACTTTGTGGATATAATGAAAAGTTAGGAGTTTATTACAGACACTTATATCAAATAGCTAAATTTATAGCGTTGAAAGAGGGTATTACAGAACCTGTGCGATATCAATATATGCGTTTGCTTCGTTCTCAATTATCTGATTACGAACAAGTTCTGCTTTATTATAACAGTTTGACCAAAATAGGAGAGGCATGGGATGAATGTTTGATAGCAAATGATTTAAAATATAAATGCAAACTCTGGATAAAAATAAGATCGTGTATTTATCGCCCCATACAAGATTGGCATAAATATAAATTGCTTGCAATTAAAGCACATAAAGATTCCGGAACCAATACATGTATATCTTTTATAAAACATTTACTCCAATCAATAAGAGAAGAATGGAAGAACCCTACACTTGTCTTAAAAGTAGGGCCTGAAGAGAATTGGAAATGTCAAATGGGACTTATTGCTCGTTTTCGTTTAATAAAAAATATTCCAGTATCATTTAATATGTTTGGGTATATTCCCGAGACCAAATATCTATATGAAATTATAGTTTATAAGAATCATAATGAGAGATTCTTTGAAGCAAAAGATCCCATGATATTTGGTGTTCCCAAGAACTGAATTAATTAAGCTACTTAAAGATAAATAAATATCATCATGAATAATTCGACTATACATAAGACACTTTTAGTTATAGGTAATGGATTTGACTTGGATTTAAATCTTAAAACAAGCTATGGCAATTTTCTGAATAGTCATTTTTTTACTGATAACTTATCTATTGGTAGAGAAACATCTAATGTTTATTATTCTGAAAACATCAATATATTTGATTATCTCAAAGGGTGTCAAAATATAAAAGGGTGGATAGATGTTGAAGCAGAATTAGGGAATTTAGCTTCAAGAAAAGTTCAAGATTTAGATGAGAATAATCGAATATACAATCGTTTGGCTAAAGTCTCAGAAAAAGAAAAGTCTACATTCCAAGATTTAAGGATGGCTCTTTTTGATTACTTGCAAAATCTAAATTATAATGATGTAAATGAAAATTCTTTAGCTTTAGAACTTTTGAAAATATTAAACGAAAAAGAGAATGTTGAAATTATAACATTTAATTATACAGATATAAATAAGCTGGCTTCATTTATTAATTGTGATCGTATAGAAATTCCTATAAGTTATATGCATGGTAGTTTAACTTCTAGGACAAAAGATGGAGATACATCAATAATACTAGGTTTCCAAGATGATATTGAGATAGATGACAGCTATTGTTTCATGATTAAATCACATAGCCCTTATTATACATCGCACAATATAAAATCAAAATTAGATCAAGCGGATGAAGTTATTTTCTTCGGTCATTCTTTAGGTTCAACAGATTATCCATATTTTGCTGATTTTTTTCGCAAGCAATGTGTTGCTAAGCCTGATAATGAGAAAATAAAAGTTAGAATTTTTACTTATGATGAAGAATCTAGACAAAATATTTTGATTCAATTACGCAACATGAACGAAAAGCACACACAAATGCTTTATGAGTATTGTGATTTTAAAATATATCGTACAGCCAATCATATAGATGATGTCGAAATACAGAAATATATGGGAGAGTTAAATAATGATAATAAATCCATGTTGACCTTAGCAATGGAAATTAGATAAGATTTCATATATAATATATTTCCCAAAAATCAAGAAACAAAGATACAAAACACTATACTCCCCCAGCGGAAACTCCCCCAAAAGTTTCCGCTTATTTTTTGCCCTCCTCTAAACATTTTATTACATTTGGGCTATATTTTTTATAATCAATTTAATAGCCGTAAAATGGAAACACAAGATTTCGTCGCAATAGACTTTGAAACCATGACACCGGAGCTGACCAGTGCATGCGCCATAGGACTTGTAAGAGTCCATAGTGGAGTGATCAGCCAGAAGTTCTACTCACTTATCAAACCGATACCTGACTCTAGAACTGAACGCAACACCCATGTACATGGACTGACGGACGAGATGGTAGCCGGCGCTCCCACCTTCTCCGAACTGTTCCCTCTGCTAAAATCCTTCATCGGAGATCTTCCGATTGTATGCCATAACAGCTCCACAGACATTAATGTCTTCAGAAGCTGTATGGAATACTATGGTCTGACCGGAATTGATCTAACACGCTACATAGATACACTGGAACTGTATGGAAAAGGGTTAAAAACATGCTGCGAAGAAAACGGTATCCTGCTTGTTAATCACCACGACGCGCTGGCTGATGCGGAAGCCTGTGCAAAGCTCTATCTCTGCTACCAGGGACACCTGGCGAAAGACCTTGCACATTACGACCTGAAGGAAGTGATGGCCAACAAGGACGCACGTAAGTACGAACATGACACCCTGATGCCCTTATCTGAGGAAGAAATAGAAAACAAGGATACGATTTTTTTCCAAAAGAAAGTGGTAATTACAGGTGTCTTTTGCGCCTACCCTGACCGCGATGAACTCGGTTCTATCTTGAAATCATTCGGTGCAGATATAAATACGACAATATCAGGCAAGACAAATATTGTTATCGTCGGAGAAGGTGCCGGCCCGTCCAAGCTAAAGAAAATCGAGGAACTTAATGCTAAAGGGAAGAACATCCGACTTATTTATGAGAAGGAATTATGCGAAATAATGAGCGAAATAACTAAACACTAAGAATATGGCTATAAAAAAAGAAAATGTAAACTTGACCTACGATGCTTTGTGGTTCAAGACTTTTATGGACAGTGGAGAAATGACATTCTACAATCGTGAAATTTTTATTTCTCCGGGTATGGCTGGAAAGCTGGATATCTTCATGCAGTTGTTGGGTAATGTGGGTGGATATGCCAGAACTACAAATTTTGACAAGGATATTGATGTAGTGGTGGTGTCTGACTATCTGATGAAAAAATTCAAGAATGGAGAAAAGGATGAATTCTTCCAGATGTTGGAAGATCTGATCAACGCCAATGCAACTCCCTACCGCAAATTGAAATTTGTTACAGAGTCAATAGTGCTGGATTATCTTAATACTCGTGCTAATGGGCAGCTTCGTCAGAACAAAAAGGATTTGAAAGATAAAGATACAACTCCGACACTGAAAGAAGCTATCATGCAAGGTATCGATAGGGATGAGCTAATGCTTGGTATGATAAAAAAGTATAAGGATTCAACGAAGGAACCGCAACAGCAAAATTTATTTTAGTCTATGAGTGAAGAAACACAAGAAGATATTAAGGAGAAAAATTCCCTAAAGACCTGTTTTGTTATAATGCCCATCAGTGATGTGGATGGTTATGAGAAAGGTCATTTTGGCCGGGTATATGAATATCTGATAAAACCAGCATGTGAAGCAGCCGGATATAAAGTAGACCGCGCTGATGATACTTCTAAAACTAATATGATTATAGTGGATATTCTGCAAAAAGCAGTGAAATACGATATGGCTATATGTGATATTAGTTCACGTAATGCCAATGTATTCTATGAGTAAGGTAAATCTTTAAGTAAATATCCATTTTAGAATTCAAATTATAGCGGAAACCTCAAAAGTTTCCGCTTTTTCTTTTGCCATCTCAAAACAAAAACATACATTTGCAATGCACTACATTTGAAACAGGCGCGCGAAGGCTCGCCAAATAACTTTGCTGCGGGCATTTTTTATGTCCATAGCTTTGGCTATATACCCATAGGGTTCCGACCCCCGTGTGGAGCGTTAATGCGCCCACTGCCTGTTTCAGGTGTAGTGCAACGGGAAAGCGGAACCTTTTTTTTGTTCCCTTTCCTGTAATTAACTAACATATTGTTTCATTTTAAAGCACTACAAAAATGAAAAATCAAATTGCATTGCCTGTTATTCAGGCAAAAGAAAGCCGTATATCATTATGGCTTAATCGTGAAAACAGTCTCTTTTCCTACATCATGGAAGAGAAAGTATCCAACCGTCAGGCTATGCTGATATCTCAGGCACTGACTTCCTTCAGTATTTTCGCTTGCTCCGTTTTTACCCATTGGCTGGCCGCTGTCGCCTGCCTGTGCTGGTTTGCTGGTTCTATCTTACTTTGCAAGAAAGGAGGTTTATAATGGATGATGACAAAACCAGCTTCAAGGTACAGAAGACGGCCTATTATAATGAAAAAGGTCTGTTCATTGAAGAGTACCAGATATTCATGAATGGACGTGACTCAATAATGTGTCCACGCGAAGATTTTGAGAGATTGTATAAGATTATGGGAATTGCTTTGAGTGACAGAAAGGAGACAGAACATGGCAACTGATAAAATCAAATTCGACAAATATATTCTTATCCGTTACTTCCAGGAATATCTGCCTGTGGATAAGGAGGGGGAGAATGTCATTTACAAGACATCCCTGCAGATCCAGGACGAACTGGCAGACATGGCAGATATCAGTATCAACCAGATTGCGGCTGCCATGGTAGAGCTGGGGTATTCACTTGCCATTGCTCCCGATGGGCGACCGGCTTGGATGATGCTGCGCAGATAGCTTGCAGACTTTAATCGGATATATGAAGGCGTAGTACCATTAGGGTGCTGCGCCTTTTGTCTTTTTACCCCTTTCAGGAGCCGGGTATCTTTGAGCAAAACAAAGAATCATGCTTACCATTTCACAAGATATACCCGACTTCGTACTGTCTTCACAGCTGGACAACTTTACGGTCAATACCGACAAACAGGTTACCTTTGTGCTGAAGCAATCGAATACCGTCATCCTTCAGGAGAGTTACACGCCGGACTCCGGCAACCAGATTCGTATACTTGACCTATTCTCCCTCATGGAATCGTACCTTCTCGCTTCACCGATGACACAGTTCAGCTACGAGGTTTCAGCATCCGGAGAAACGACCGTCAGCAAGACATTCACGGTGCTGTTATGCCGTCCCATCATCCCCTGCAGCGCTGAGGATTTCGTGACCAACTACTTTCTGACCACCTTGGCCGGTTGTGACAAGATAACTTCCTTTGGCCGCACGGAAACGCTGTACCTGACGACCGGAAAACTGTCTTCAGGCGGTACGACTATTCCGGTGACAGCGGAGTGTGTCTTTGTCAATGATCAGGATAAGCTGCTCAAGTCCACCCGTTCTCTGGGTAGTGTGGCCGACTATGGGATTCGTTCTGTTGATGTTTCTCCTTCACGTTTTACCCAGTCCGGTTACCGGCTGTTGCGGTACACCATTCTGGCCGGTGTACGGAAACAGACTTTCCGTGTAGATCAGGGCGGACCGGTATCTGTCGGTCTGAAGTTCCGGAACTCTTTCGGATCTGTCGAGACATTCTATTTTGTGGGCGGTGATACTCAGGAACCGGAACTGACCCGTAGTGCGGCTTACTTTGCCGGTCAGTACAGAACCTATCATTTCGATGAACAGCGCAAGCATACACTCAGCACGGGTTATATTCCTGAGTCCATGTTCTCACTGGCTGATGATGTGGCTCGGGCCATGGAAGTCTGGCTGATGGATGATTCCGGTGATATTCCGATAACCATTACAGAGAGCAATACCAGCCGGAGCGATGCTGACGATGGCCTGTTTGCTTTCACGGTTTCTTACATCCTCTCGTCCCGGAACCAGCAGCGGCTCCGTCTGCTTCCGGATATTTTCGATGACTCATTTGATGACACATATAACTGATGCCTATGAACGTAATACATATCAAAGATGCTATGCGGTTGCTTGAGTCCGGACAGCCCTGCAACTTGAAGCTGTGGAAACTCAGTACCGGCGATATCCTGGTATACCGCGGCGCGGTGTGTGTCGGTTCGCACTGGAGGAAAGGCATTCACCGTGTTCGCCTTCCGGCATCCGGCTTGATCCGTACTTTTCGCGATATCTCTCTTTTTGAAATTAACAACATGACAATTTATCTCTGATATGGACAAGACAATTCCACAATACGACGCAAACTTTGTGCCTGGTGAGATATTCGACATCGAGGTTTCCAATGTGGCCACTGAAATGGCTTCCGTGACAGACAGCAGCCTGGTATTTGACGAAGACGCGAACATCAGAACAACACCTGTGCCGAATCGGCAAGGTATGTCGTATGTCAACTTTGGCGAAAACAACCAGCTTCCGTTTGAAATTATTAAAATGATTGGCATCGATGAAGTGATGAGCCAGAACAAACTGTTCAATGTTATCACCTGCTATGGTGCCGGACTGAAGTATATGGACGTAGACACGAAGCAGCCGACAACTCATCCCGAAATCAAACGCTGGCTGGTCCGGAACAGTCTGCCACTGTTTCAGCTTGAGCAGGCCACGGATATGAAGTATTTCTTTTTCTGTGTTTCAGTCATCATCTTGTCGAAAGACGGCAAAAAGATTAATCGGCTGATTCACAAAGAAGCCTGTTACTGTCGGTTTGAGAAAGCGAAAAACGGCAAAATCAATCATGTGATTTATGCCAACTTTCGCGATAACGCTTCACTCCGTCCGGAAGATTACGAAGTCATTCGCTTGCTTGATCCCCGTGATCCGCTGGGTGATCTGATGGTGCTGATGGGCCATGAACCGGGACGTGATGGCATTACAAGAGTCCGTACCAGCGAACGTAAGTTTGCTATTCTTGTGCGTTTCCCGACACCCGGGTTCCAGTATTATCCGATACCTTATTACACCAGTATTTTTCGGGGTGACTGGTATGATATCAAGCGACTGATCGGGAAGGGCAAGAAGGCAAAACTCCGTAACCATGCCAGCGTGAAATACCAGGTCGAAGTACATAAGGACTACTGGAACAACATTTGTGCAGAAGATCATATCACCGATCCGCTGAAGAAGATGGAGCGAATCAAAAAAGAAAAGGAGAACATCAAGAACTTTGTTTCCGGGATTGAAAACAGCGGCAAGGTTTGGATTACCGGTTACTATATTGATCCGAATGGCCGTGAAGTCCGGATGGTGCGGATTAATGTGGTGGAGACCGGCAAGGAAGGTGGCGACTGGAGCGAAGACATTCAGGAAGCCAGTAACATCACCTGTTACGGTGACAACATCCATCCTAATCTGGTAGGTGCTACGCCCGGCAAAAGCCAAAGCAATAACTCAGGATCTGACAAGCGGGAGCTGTTCACACTCAAGCAGGCACTGGAGATCCCTTTCCATGACCTGATGAACCTTCCTCATAACATCGTCATTGAGTACAATGGCTGGAGTGAGAAAGTATATCCCGATGTTCCCATGGTATTGCTCACAACACTGGATCAGAATACCGACGCGAAGCAGCAGACTGCTTCAGACCTTGAAAGCAAATCTTAAAACAGAACTCTTATGGCTATCACATTTTCACAAGAAATTTTCGAAAAGATATGTTCCTCTGCCACCAATTCCACGGCAGAGGTATATGACATGATCGCCCCTCACTTCGACGACACCCTGCAAAGCATTAACCGGGTGCTGCTGGGCGACATGGCCGACAAACTGGAGTCTGTCCCCGGTCTCGAACGGGCGGTTACAAAGCTGGTTTGTCTGCGTACCTACCAGGAGCAGATCCCGGAGCTTGACCTGGTACTGACACCCACCGGTTTCGGCGTGGTGTCTAACCAGAATCTGGCTCCGGCTTCTGCTGACAGAGTCAAGAACTTGCTGCAGCAAGTCACAAACGCTTACGAAGATACTTATGACCGTTGTCTGGAGCTGCTGGTCGGCACTGACTGGGCAGAGACGGCACAGGCTCGTATCAATATTCCGAACTTGATTTATACCGCCCGGCAGCTGCAGATGTATGTTGAATTCCCTTCTTCAGACGTACATCGTTCCAGCCTGAACGAATGTCGCTCGCGAATGTACCAGGCCGAAGAAAAGCTCCGGCAGCATGTGTCGGCCGAGTTCTTTGACCATATGCTTGAGCAGACCCGGCACAATGCTTTTACCAAGGAGGAAACCGCTATGGCCGACTACATGTGCAAGTTTATCGGTTTCTGCATTATGAAAAACTGGGCGGCTGCAAAAAGTATGCTGGAGCGCATTGAGAATTATGCGGAATCCAAGGTGGAGGTATTCACCAGCTACAAGGATTCCGAAGCCTACAAAGTCAAACATTTTCAGACTTACCAGAATGAAAAAGAAGATTCCATATACTTTTGGGGGTAGGATCCTTGATTTTCGCTTCCCTTCTTCCTGGCAACAGCTCAATCAGGAACAGCTTCGGTATGTGTTCCTGGTCATCACCCTGTTTTCTCCGGTCAAGGCAAAGACTTTCGTCTTTATGCGCTTTACCGGGATCCGTATCCGCAAACGGGTAAAAGTGGGATGGCTGTGCACGTTCCGGTTGAACTGGCATAAGAAACTGAGATTTGTTCTGCAGGACTGGCAGGTCCGCAGCTTTCTCCGGCAGATTGATTTCCTGTCCGAGCCGAATGCCTATCCTGTGCGGCTGGACAGTATAGGCGGCCGGTATGCCATTGATGCGATGTTGCATGGCCTGAGTTTTGAAGATTATCTCTGCTGTGAGAACCATTACCAGGGCTATCTGTATTCGCAGGACGTTTCCCGGCTCAAAGCTTTGTATGGTTTCCTCTATAAGAAGAAGCCGGGTATCAGAGGTTCGCTGAAAGCAGCTCTATCCTGGATTAAAGAATATGAACTGGTTTCCGTATTCCTCTGGTGGGGGAGTGTCAAACTATATTTTGCTTCCCTTTTTCCTCATTTCTTCCAGCCGTTTCACCGGCAGGACGACGCTGATCATCCGGAACTTCCCGACCTGATGGGTGCAATGAACGCCCAGATCCGGGCACTGACCGGTGGAGACGTGACGAAGGAAAGGGCAGTCCTGCAGATGGATTGCTGGCGGGCACTGACCGAATTGGATGCAAAAGCGTACGATATTCAAGAACTCAAATCAAAAAAATATGGACACAAGTAAATTCTTTGACGGACATGTCTATTTTAGGGAACTGACAGAAAGAAATAAACTGGCTAAAGCCAACTCATTCTTTCCATGTTCCTGTAGCGGTATCAATTCGCTTCAGGATGTACTCGACAATTTCCGGAAGCAGTCCGCTTTTGTTTGCATCGATGATACTAACGACGCAGCCACGGAGCAAATCGGGGGTGGCTGGTTCAAGAAACGTACCTTCACGGTATTTCTTCTGATACGTTACCGTTTTGGTGATATGACCGATCGTGCGGCAAAGCTGGATATTTGCCGGCAGCTCTTCCGGCAGTTCCATTCCCGGATGATCCGTGACAAATACATCTACGAAGACCTTGATTTGTCGTTTCTGAATGTATCCCGTATTTATACCCGTGAACTGGGTGAGTATTTCATATCCGGTTGTACCGGCCTGTACTTTATGGCCGAGTTGACTGAACCGACGGATTTATGTTATAAGGAGGATGAGTGGGATGGCTAAGACAAATACGAACCGTCCGGCAGCTACTGACGAAGATCGCAAGAAATATCAGGAAGCTTGGGCGGATATGATGGTAAAAATCTGGCAAGAGAAAATAGAGAGACTGCATGTTATTAATACCTATTCGCTTCACCAGCAGATCCGTGACAACGTCATATCGTCCACAGACTCGATGTCTACCATCCAGCACAAGTTTCTGGAGTATGGTATATACCAGGATATGGGTGTAGGTAACGGATACAAGAAGGATAATGGTGGTAATTTGGAGATCTTGGATCCTGTTTATCGTGAAGAACACGGGCTGAATGTTCCCCGAAAAGTTGGCCCTAAGCCCGGTGGATACTATACGTCCGGGGATCCTCGTAAACCACGAGAATGGTTTTCCCGTCCCTATTTCGCTTCCATCATGGTACTGAAGGAGCAGATGGCATATATGTATGGCGAAGAGTTCTGTGGTTTGCTGGTGGACAAAATCGAGGAAGCGAATCACAGGCGCAGCACTACACTTCGGTCACGCCTGTACGGTACCCGGAAACGGCGCAAATAACTTATGTCTTTTTGTAGAATAACTCGGTAAGTTTACTTCGTAAAAAACAAAATATTATGGCAACAAAAACATTCGATGAATTAAAGCAACTGGCTATACAGATCCGTGATGAGAAGACAAACAAACAGAACACGGCAAACCGTGTAGGTACTGCAATGCTGGAAGGGATTAGCAAACTCGAGCTGGATTATTATGACAAAACAGCTGCCGATAAAGAGTTAAAGAAACGGGATGATAAACTTATTGAACTAGCAAACAATGTTGGACTATATAATGTAGATAAACATGTGCCGTTAGGCGGCGGATTCTATACTTCCGCTACGGCGCGTGCAGCTGTACCTTCCGATGTAAGAAAGATCGGACTGATCATTACTTATAAAACCGATGTGACGATCAGCGTAACAGAACAGTTTATTGGTTCTGATGTATCTGGATGGACGACTGATACAAACTGGAAGAATGTAGGTTCGGAAGGTGGAAATAAAATTTTGGAATGGAAAACTGACGCGGCTACTACGAGAAAGAAAGTTCCTGCAAAGGAGCGTAAGGCTGGTATGCAGATTTCATATAAGCCTACGGATAGCGACTGGGTTAATGAGCAGTATGTTGGGACATCTTTTACAGATACTGAATGGGTAAAAGATAGTAATTGGGAAAAGATACCAAAGCAAAAGCAACTTACTGAATTAGAAACTGTACCATTAAATGATTTAATTTCCAATCAGCAAACTTTAAACTTAAATATAGGCAAAAAAGATGAATTATTCATATTAAGTGTACTGAGTAATAGATATATTAACAAAGATGGCGTTATATCTGAAACTTCATCATCATTATGGTGTAGCGATTATATACAATTAGATGATGGGTATATTTATATGATTGAAGCTTTAGGAGGTAATTCTAATAACCCTAGTTTAGTTCTGTATGATAAAAATAAAAAAGCTATTGGCCTTTATTATTTGTCAACTCTTACAATAAATGGAGAAAGTCTGAATGCAAAACCATTTATTTTGATTAAAATGGGAAAAGCAGAATACGCCGCATTTAACTTGAGATCATCTGATTCTTCTGCTGTAAAAAAATATAATTTCAAAAAAACAGAGGTTAAAAATTCTGCAAAAGACATATCTTTTAACGATGGAAGCAATCCGGATATCAATGCAGATAATGTTCAAGAAGCCGTTACTAATACGTTTAAATTCTCACAAAAAACAGTTTCTTATATTAATATAAATGACTTGTTTGGAAATCCTACAGAAGGATATTATACGCTCGAAACAGCTATTAAAAAGATTGTAAGTCCTTATAATAAGTTAGGTACAAGAATTGTTTATAGAACTGGGGAAACTTCATGGGAATGTGCTCAATATATAGGTACTTCTGCTAGTACTTCTGAAAGTTATTTATATAACAAAAATAATTGGAAAATAGAATTAGAAAGCGACTATTCTCTGATATTTGAAAATACAGGTAGTACAGAATATGACAGGAGAAAAAATACTCGTATAAAAATACCTAGAAATAATAGAAAAACCGGAGTTACTATTTCATATTACGATACAATAAATAATCATTTGGTAAAAGAATACTATATTGGTTCTAATACAGCAGATAGCCAATTCTTATTAGATGGGAACTGGAGGCGGACATCTTATTTATCAGAAAACATATATTTGACTAAGAATGCTCTTTGGGGAAATGTTTTAGGAGAGAAAGAAGCAGATTTTTCCGTCGAATATATTAAAGCCTTTATATCTATTCAAGAAGGAGGAACCTTCGGAACAGTAGTTAATAATTCGGGATATGATATAAGTGATTATATAGAATTTGAAGATGGATATGTGTATGAAATAGAGTCTTTATCGGCGGCTGGTAATTCCAATATTGCTACATTAGCAGTATTTGATAAAGATAAATTTTGCCTATTGCCAATGAGTTTTACACAAGATATGACGGGCAAAAAATTTTATATAACAAAAGTTGGAAGCGAAAAATATTTTGCTTTTTCTGGGAAGTCAGTAGTAAATAAATATAAAATCATTGCTGTCCGGAGAAAATTCTTTAAAACAGTTGTTATTAACTAATAATCGATTAGTTACAAGGCTAATAAAATTTTTCG